CAGCTCGCGTCCACTTACGAGGCCGCCGAGCCGTGGACGCCGGCGCAGGCCCAGACCTGGGACTGCTATGGCTACCAATTCTCGACCATCGAATACCCTTTCCTTCAGAGCATGAACTGCCGCGTGAGATTGCAGGACAAGTCGGAGCACCGCGGGATGTACCTCTTCACCGTGGCCCCGGTCGGAGATGCCTTCAGCGCGTCGCCAGAGCAGTCGAAGGAGTTTTACTTCATCCAGCTCGAGAACGGCCGCTTCACGGCGCAGCCGACGAACCATGTTCTCGTCGAGGATCGCTCCTTCACCCGCAAGGAGATGGGGTGGCCCGACTTTTTGCGTCGCCAGGAAGACTGGTACAGCGCGGAGGAGGTGCAGCCGTGAGCGACCTACGCAAAGCCGCTGAGGCGGTGCTTGAGCGGTGGGACAGCCCGGCGTGGGAGTGGATGAAACAAGGGCCGACTGCGGAGTTGATGGCAACACTCCGCGCCGCCCTCGCCGCGCCGGAGCCGGAGCCGGTGGCGTGGATTTGGCAGATTCCACTCTATACCGCCCCACCCGCAGCCGCGCCGGACGATGCCGAAGCCCTGCGGCGGGAGAACGAGCGGCTGCGGGAGGCGTTGAGGTTGGCGTTTAACTCGCACGGCAGGATGCTGCTGACCGACCCGCCTCAAGATCCGTGGAAGGTCAACCGCGTCGATGAGATTATCAGAGAACTCTTGCAGGAGGTGCCGCGATGAACCGTGAAGATGTGATTCGATGGATGCAAGAGGTTGGAGCCAAAGAGAGCAATCCGACCCCGCAGACCTATGACGGGTTTGTTGACATCTTCCAACACTTCGCCGCCCTCGTTGCCGCAGCAGAGCGCGAGGCGTGTTGCAAAATTGTTCACGGTCAATGCGAGTCTGACAATGTTGCTCAACAAACTGTGGACGCCATCCGTGCGCGGGGCGAGGTGCCGCGATGAAGCCAGACTGGGACGAGCTCTTCGAGCTGCTGGGTTACGCGCTGATTGGCTGCCTGCTGATCCTGCTTTTCTGCTGGGCCTTGGTCGAGCTGATGCAGTAGGCTAGAATTCGATTTCGGAGGCGGGCTCCCCCTCCGCAACGGGCACGGCATACGCCACCCGTAACCATGGCGAGCCGAGGAGAAGTGTTATGAGTTTGATTATCAGCAATTCCAGCGGCGGCAGCTTTGAGCCCCGCAAGCCCCTCGAGGCCGGCGCGCACGCGGCCGTGTGCGACATGGTGGTGGACCTCGGCGTGCAGCCGAGCCCAGGCGGCCAATTCGCTCCAAAGAGAACCGTCGTGCTGCGGTTCCAGATCCCGAGCATTCGCGTCGAGATCACGAAGGACGGCGAGACGAAGGATTTGCCGGCCGTCATCAGCCGCACCGTGGGCCTGTCGTTGAACGAGAAGAGCACGCTCTACGCGCTGCTCACCGCTTGGCGCGGCAAGTCGTTCACGGCCGAGGAACTCAAGGCCTTCGACCTGTCGAAGGTGGCCGGGAAGCCCGCGTTCATCAACGTCACGCACGCCACGAAGGGCGACCGCACCTACGCCAACCTTACGTCCATTATGCCGATGCCGAAGGGAATGACGGCTCCGCAGATTGAGGGCGAGGCGCTGGTCTATTCGACCGACGCGCCCAATGGGGTGATGTTCGACAAGCTCCCGACGTGGATGCAGGAGAAGATCGCCAACCGCGTGATCGACATCCCGAAGGCGGCGCCGAAGGCGGCACCGGCCGCGCCGACCCCCGCCGGCGGCGAGTCATTCGTCGACGACGACCTGAGCTTCTAATCATGCCTACCGCAAAATTAGGATATCGGGCGGCCGACGGGAAGCGAATCCCGTCCGTGACCACGGTGCTCAAGATCAAGGACCCCGGCGCCTTGATTAACTGGGCCTACAAGACCGGGCGCGAGCACGGCGTGCTCGAGGGGCGGGGGGAGCAATCCCCCGCTGGCCTCTACGAGGGATCGGACATCCTTGCTATCGGCACGGCGGTCCACGCCATGTGCGAGGCCTGGGTGAAGGGCGGCAACCCGCAGACCGTGCTCACCGAGGCGCTGGACGCAAAGACGGTCGTGGACCGCGATGCGTTCAAGCGTCAGGCGGGGTCGGCGTACTCGGCGTTCGAGTTTTGGTGCAAGGGCACCCAGCTCGAGATCATCGACTGCGAGGTGCAGGTGATATCCGAGGCGCACCGGTACGGTGGCACCTTGGATTTTATCGGCAAGTTGGACGGCAAGTTGGTCCTGGGTGACTTCAAGACATCAAACGGGGTTTACCCCGAGATGCTTTGTCAGCTCGCGGCCTACGCCAAGGCCTACGAGGAATGCACCGAAAAGAAGATCGACGGCGGGTACCATTTGCTGCGGTTCTCAAAGGAGAACGGCGACTTCGGGCATCACTACTACCCCTCGCTCGACGATGACGCCTGGCCGGCGTTCCTGCACCTGCGGGCGCTGTATGATTTGCACGAGAAGCTCAAGAAGAGGGCCGCGTGATGAAGCGCATGAAGCTCGACGACGATGAATGGGACGACCTCATTAACGACCTCGTTGACGAGGACATGGTGAACAACCCGGCCCACTACAAGCTGGTGCTGCCGAGTGGCGAGGAGGTCGAGGCGATCGACGTCATCCACGCCGCGCTCGGCAGTCTCCAGACGGTGGCCTACTGCCGTGGGGCGGCCATCAAGTACTTGATGCGCGCAGACAAGAAAAAAGCCTACGCGCAGGATCTGCGCAAGGCCGCTTGGTACTGCTCACACGCGGCTGCCATACTTGAAGACCTGAGTCTCGACGACTGACCACCCGCGAGCGGAGCGCACCCCCCCTGGAGCGCCGGCCCCATCTCCGCAGCCGGCCACTTACCCGAACTTTCGGCGTAAGTAATCCATGCTCAGAGGCATCAGGTCGTAGTTTCCTGATCGCACCTCGTTGAGCACGACGATGCCGCTCCACTCGGAGCGCTGCACGTCCTCGGGCCGATACCCCTCGTGGTCGATGTAGAAGCGGCCGCAGACGAGGCCGTGCTTCACATGGTCCGGGTACTGCTTCGACCCATACAGGAAGCCCTGCTGGTGGCCCTGCACGAACGACGCCCCGATGTGCCCTAGGCGGCTCGTGATGGTGCCGCCTATGGGGCGGCCGGAAAACGGGTTTGGGAAATAGTGGCAGTACTTGATGCCGTCGATCTCGACGATCTCGAGGAACTTAGGGCGCTCCCAGTCGAGCGTCTGGCAGTTGTGCGAGCCGATGGTGCCCTTCCACTTGGGCTCGCGTGACGCCACGCGATCCGCGCGCGCCTCGTGGTTGCCCAGGATGAAGACCTTGCGTGGGTTCCATTGTTTCCGCTTTCCCTGCACGCGCCGCGCTTGGTCGGCCATCATCGGCGCGCAGAGTCGCCGGAATGCCTCGTTCCCAGCCTCGACATCCTCCTGGTACCGCGTACCCTCGAGCTCCTGGGAGCCGGGCTCGCTGTGCGAGTTGAGGGACGGGAAGTCCCACCAATCGCCGATGCAGACGATGACATCCGGCTGGTATTCGACGATGGCGCGGGCGGCCCAGTCGACGTGCTCTGTGCGGGCCCCCGGCTTGATCTGCGCGTCGGGGATGATTAGGTGACGCTTGGGGCTCATCTAGTGGCCGTGGTGAACGTCTGGAGCGCCTGGTGCAGGATCGCCCCAAAGTTGTCCACGAATACCTCGTTGAACGAGAGCTTGTGGTTCATGGCGTCGAGCAAGGCGTGCGTAAACTCATGGCAGAAGGCATGGCCCAGCTCGGTGTCCCCGAGCTCGTTCCGCAAAGCGATAACATGGGATGTTGGGTCGAAGATGCCGACCGCATCTTTAGGGAGTTTAAGCCGCCGCCAGCTAACATCTGTCAAAATCTTGACGCGCACCTCGTGGCCGTGGATCTGAAACCTGCGCGGGATGCCGAGCCTCTTGTAGCGGTCTACTTTAGCCACCGCTGGAGCCCCCTGAGTCGCTCGTCATCCCGCCACCACGCTTTGAGCTCGAGGAGCCACCGCGAGATGACCGGCGCCGTCGCCTTGCCCGGCGTCTCGCGCAGGCCAAGGTAGCGCCGCGCGCGGTG